CAGATCATGGATTCATCGGGTAAGACTAAGGGCAACCGTGAGACTGAGGTGGCCGCCATGTCAGGTGGCATCCAGCGCCTACAGAAGAGCCTCAAGTGTGTTGCATTTAGCGGCACTCAGCTCAATGAGGATGGATTTGCCAGAGAGTCACGTGCGATCTTCAATGACGCGACAATCTTCTGGAGACTGGATCGACCAGAGCGCAACAAGAGCGGGCAGGTGCAGGAGGATGGCGAGTCGGTGTATTATCAAACCGTTCAACAGGTCAAGTGCCGCAACGGTATCCTAGCCACCGCCCAGATCAACTTCGAGGTGACGCATCAGACGATGACGGACGCTTAATCCACCTCGGCCCGAACCATCTGACAGCGAAGTGCATCTTCCAAGCCTTGAACTTACCGACGCCACAGACGAGCATTGCCTGCTTAAAGATGTCAGCAGCCTCTGTAGAGTCGTACACGCACTCACCCTTGTGTCCTTGGACGCAGAGGAGGTCGTGTACGACCGCAGCGGCTAGGTATTTACCGAAGGGTGGGAACCTTGACCAAAATGCCTTGGGGACACTTGCCCCGTCACTCTCAAATCCTGCTGGAACTTCAATTTCGTCACCGCTATCGGTGTAGAAGACGAGCGCCTCATTAAGAGTTACTGTGCGGATATAGTCTCCTCCCTCTAGCTTGTGAGAAATTGAGGCGTCCAGTTCGCTGAAGAAATGTGCGCTCATGGGAGTAGTGGAACATCAATATCAGCGTCTGTCGAGACAGCCTTTTCTATGACGTTGCCTGCTCCCTGTGGAGAGTAGATGAAGACGTCCCCTTTATAGGCACAGCCCGATAAAAACAAAATTGCCGCAACTGCTAGGAAAAAAAGGAGTTGGGCTTTAGTTCTGGTCATCCGATGATGTTGGGTTGACGTTTACGTGGATTGCTTTTGGCGTAGGAAGATGACACCTTGCGGTTGTCCGTTGGTCGAACGGCTCTGGGGCGTGGCTTGCTTGGCTTGCCCCGTACTGCCTCTGAGATGCCCTGTACGGGCTTTGAGGGTTTTACAGGGGTATTGACCTGCTTTTTCTCCACGGAAGCCTTCACGGGCTTCTTAGTGGCCTTCTTCTTAGCTACTTTCTTCACCGCTTTCTTGGTTGTTTTACTGTAAGCCATGATTTATTCAGATAAAGATTCAACGTATAGTGAAGCCGAGTTGACGGTAATGTTAGTAGCAGCGTCAGTTGAGACCCAGATTTCCATGGAACCAACACCTGTCGCGCTATGGATGGCTTGGATTGGCATGGTCGTGGGCTTCCCAGTACCAAGTCCGTTAATTGAGAACGGATGGCCAATCGGCGATCCCGCGTAATAAATTTGAAAGCTAGCGATGACATTGGAAGCAAGCTCGATGCTTATCTCCGCTGAAATCTTGATTCTGTCAAACTCATCTCCCGATGCATAAATAACATCAATTAGATTGTTGGCTTCGTCAGCCGTAATGCGTCCAGCAGTGCTAATTACGTCGGTATCCCATGTGGTCAGCTTTTGTGGGCTTGTGGTTGCCGCAAAGGTTGCTGGTGAAACTGTTGAGATGGAAGCATACGCAGCAGTATTGCGTTCAATTATGATGTAATTCGTGCCGTCACTGTAAAACGTGATGGACTCGTGGATGATCCCCAAGACAATGTCATTGGCATTAGAATCAATCAGATCGGTGGATGTGATGGTCAACACATTAAGCCCATTGGTGAGGCGCTTTACCGTGAAGTGACGGTTCGCAACACTAGCCGCTGCAGGTAGCGACATGGTGACGTCTCCTGAGGGTAAATTAACCCCCGTGACGGTCGCCGAGATGAGGCCATCTACCGATACGTTGGCATAGGTAGGCTGAAAAGCCTCCAGCACGCCGAGGCGACCGTCGGCATCAGCACCGTTGAAGTTTACGGCAGCCTTGATTTCGTTGAGGTTGGCAGACGATACAAGACCGTCGGCTGTGGTTCCTCCGTTTTCGACCTTGTCTGTGTAAGTGATTGCTGAGTATGACATAATTAGACTAGGTTGTTAGATTCTACGTTATTTGTTGTAATCATTTATTGTTGTTTAATGGTTATTTTTTACCCCTCGGATTAGCTTTTCGATTTGTTTCGTCATACTTTGAACCAGCCAGACATACGAATATCTGCCCCAGATAGCTGGGACACGTTAGCAATTGTGTTCTGAGCACTGTCTTGAATTTCTCTCAAGGTGATGTTTCCGTCTGTAGCTATCTCTGCAACGACATTAAAGTCACCTGCGGCTAGGACAAAATCGGAAAGAACAGGAGTACCGAACACAGCACTTTCAGTTGGGGTAAAGCCGTGACCACGAATGTAGAGGTTATTTGTAGAAGTCATTCCAGAAATGTCTATATTAGAGAACTTCAAATTGACCCAGACCATGTTACCAATCTTGGAATATTGAGCAGTGCCTGTGGTTGAGCTTTGGTTACCTCCAGATGTATCATCATAGATTGAAGCTGTCCATGTTCCAGTAACAGGAGTAAACTCTAGTTGGTTTGATGTGTTAATCTTTGCACCTTCTGTAAAGGTATCTGTCGCACCGTTGTAGTGACCAAGACGAAGCTGCTCACCATCAGATACTGCTAGGTCATTAACACCTTGAGAAATAAAGGCTGGTTTGTTTCCTACACCGTAGGCAGTTACAGAAACCTTAGCACCTAGAACCCAGATACGATTAACACGACTACCTATGTCACCAGAGGCAATAGAGCAAGCAAGCATTGGTTGACCACCATGCCAAATCCAACCAGCACCCTCTAGCTCGTATGCTGTACCAGCACCGTCACCTTGAGCCTCTGTCTCACCTACAGTAAAGTCATCAATCTCTTCAACGAACTCACCCGTGACTGTGTAAACAAACACCTTCAGTGTGTTGCCAGTAGCAATGTTGCCAGTAAAGATATAAACATAAGAGCCATCACAGGCGATGCTCTGAAATGGGTAGTCGGTAGTGTCTAAGTTAAACGTCCAAGAATAAACTTGTTGCGTTGAGTAATCACCAGCACCACCGTTCATCAGGGTTGCTGTTTCGAATACTTTAACAAGGTTGGTGTCTGAACCACTGTACTCAGTAACGAGGTAACGGCCATCCAAAGAGATACACGTTGTAGCACTTCCAGTTTCAATACCTGTAGTCTCAGCATCTGTAAAGACTTGAAACTGCTGTAAGTTAGAAACAGTAAGCTCAGTTCCTGCACCATCGGCAATCTGGAACCGTTTAATGTAACGAGCCTGATTGGTTACAGCCTCATTCTCACCTGTCCAGAACCAACGAGTACCTGACTTATCCCAAGAAATCTCTAGCTCTTGGTGGCCTAGTGTCGAGAGTGGTGTACTGTTGTAACGATAGCTTGTCTGTATTCTTGAACCATCTGCTTCAAACTTATTCAAAACACAAGTATCAGGATTACCCGTTACGTGGATGGTAAACAATTCATTAGTGTATGGGTCTTGAGCAAACCCTTGAATAACATTCCCAGAACCATTGCCTTGCTTTGTTAGGTTAAACCGTTGCAGTGCAGCCTGTGGGGCATTAAGGACAGAAAGGGAGTGATGAGCTTTAGGGGTGTTTGGCTTAGAAATATCTAAAACATTTACAGTCCCGTCTACAATAGTAACAGAACCTACAGTAAAGAAAGAACCAGATGTTACAGAACCAGTAATTTTGTAGGAACCTGCGGGAACATAAACAGCCTTAACACCCGCAGCAGTTGCCGCCGATGTAAAAGCAGAAGTATCATCCGTCACCCCGTCACCCACAGCACCGAAGTCCTTGACGTTCACTGTATCAGCGAAGCGGTCAGCCAGCTTTCGATTCTCGGTAGATCCCGTAGCGATCACGTTACTCTCACTGATGTCAGTTGAAGCTATGGACGAGGTGGAGACCACGATGTCTGAGCCTACTGGTGGTGCGCTAGAAAATGTGATGGAATCCGTAATCGTGGACACCGTGTAAGCGTCTATAGGGGACTGGAGGACACCGTCAATGCCCACGACAAAGGCACTGGGTGATTCTGTGGTTGGCGTGAAAGTCAGGACGAAGGAAACCCTCGCCCCGTCACCTACAAAGCTGCTGGACACTGGAGTGACCACACCGCCACCACCACCACCAGCCTCAAGCGCATCAATACGACCGTCGAAGTTAGCCCCGTTGGCGTTTGTTACTGTCTTGATCTCATTGAGGTCGTCAGCACCGAAGCGTCCTGCTGGGGTTGCTCCGTTGTTCTCGACTTTGTCTGCGTAGGTGATTGATGAATATGCCATGATTAAAGTTTGCCCCGTAGTTCCTTGATGATTTTAATTGCTGATCCCGTCATGTATACCAGAGTCGCTAGACCCACGGCAATTCCTAGTAAATCGTTGACGTTTCCCAGTTCGATGGTAGCGATAAAGCCCCCTGTGCCGATGGTTGACTTGTAGATGATGTCCTGCATTATGCTTCCTCTTCTGGTTCAGGTGGTAGCAGTGCTAGGAATGCAGCTTTGTCTACGACTTCGCATTCTTCCAGTTTAGCTTGGTCAAGCATCTCCCACAGTTCGTGGTAGATACCGCCTACGCCGACCTCTGTGTAAAGGTCACAGCAAGCACCGTAG